CTATGCATCACATCACATTCCCCGATGGAGTGCAGCTAGAGGCGGGGGTTCTCGAACACTGGAACGGAAAAATGGGGCCAGATGCGAACCCCACAGAAGATTTTTCGCGGCATATTGTAAGCCTGCGTCTTTTGTGAGTTAGGTCAGTTACGCGGGGGAGCCTCAAGACAGGCTCCCCCGCGTGTGTGCGTTCACGGCCCTGGTACCGCCGGAGGGTTGCTCGTAAATCGCTCAGGAAACGGGATTTGTGGCACCCCACCGGCGTTGGGCGCAAGTGGGTTGGCAGCGTTGTTGACGTGCCAGGTGGACAAGCCTGGACCCGCCGCCGCATTGAAAGCGGGATTCGGCGCGATCTGAACAGGCGCGGGTTGCGCTGCTGCTGCTACTGGCACGGCTGGCACGGTCGGTAGCGGCGGCAGGTTGTTATGGATGACAATGGGCGGCGGCGTAGCGGCGTGCGCCATCAGCCCCGGCAGCACGTCCAGCACGCGCCCGACGACGGCCTGAATTTGCGCCTGCTGCGCCGGTGAGGGCGCTTTCAAGGCCACGTTGACCGAGAGGATGCCGACCGAGAGCACAAAGATGGTGGTGGCGCCTGTCAGGTCAATCGTGCGCGTGAAGAGCAACACGACGCCCCCGACGATTAAAAGGCCCGCGATGACGATAGCCGCGATTTCCGCCAGCGTATTCTGTGGCGGCGCTGGTGATGGTGGTTGCATGTGGTACAATTCCTTTCTGAAAGGGAGAAAACGATGCTTGAATTTAATCATGAGATGAAAGACGCGCCCGATGAAATCAGCGAAGCGAAGCACCCGTCTGCTGTCGCGTTTGGACGCGTATCACATGCGGAACTCACAAAGGCGCGCGATACGAAGTTTCTGCCCGAAGCGCGTCGCCTCGCGGCGAAGATCGGGCGGCAACACCTGAGTGAGGAGGAAGAAACACTCCTTGCTCGCCTCCTCTTTGATTTTGCCGTGCGTTGCATTGGCGAAAACATCGGCCACCTGTCAGATGAACCAGAGAAACCCTCACACGATCTTCTTGCCGAACGCCGCCGCCACCTGCTCTAACGCGTGCAGTTCCGCATCCGTCAGCACCGGCACGACTGGCATGGGCGCGGCCTGTAACGCCGCGATCTGCGCTGTCAGGAGTTTATTCGCCGCGTCTGCCGTCGTCAGCGTAGCTTCCAACTTCGGCACCAGCGGGTCAACGCCGGGGCCGTCGTAGAGCGGCGCGGAGGTAACGACGTTGCGCTCCCAGACTCTGACACCCCTGGCGTAGCGCTGCATGACCCGGTCCGCCGCCAGGTACACCTCGTTTTGCACCACATCCCCCAGGTAGTCGAGTGAGATGCGCCCGTTGGCTTTGTAATCAGCCAGCAGCCCGTCGTGCAGGATGCAGCCCGTGGCCTTGCTTTTCCACTGCGTGGGGCTGACTTCCTCAAAGAGCGCTGCTACCTCTGGCATGGATATATCTAGTGGAATCACACTGTCCTCCTTTGTGGGGTCAAAGCCCACCGGTACGGCGGGCAGCCAGGGAACCTGTATCGCTGTCCCGCTGACTAATTGCAGTTTCGACACGTCGTAGCGGCGCGGCCCCGGACGCACGCCAGAGGCCCCGATACTGGCCGCGTCTCGCACCAGCAGGTTCCCATCAGGCGCGATGCCACAGGCCACGATACAGTGATTGCCCGATGGCGGCCAGCTATACGGCACAACGTCGCCCAAATCCAGGTCAAGCATGCCGCTCTCCGCGCCGCAGATCAACACCGGAAAGCCCAGGCGCAGCCACGCCCGCAGCGCCACGATGTCCGCCATTTTGCCCGATGTGGCCGTGATGGGCAGCGGGTAGAAGCGCAGGCCCATGCCGCGCAGCAGCATGTACTCGGCATCAAGGGACATGCCGTTGGTGTTGGAGGCGGCATATGAGCCTTCCTCTTTGCCGTACCAGTAGTCGGCCAGTTGATCGACTTGCTCACCCGTGCCGGTTGGGCCTGTGCCTGGTTTGCCCGCGTATTTCACCAGCGCCGCGCTAAAGGCGACACAGGCATAGGCCGTTTCGCCGCCCTCAAACTGGCTTTCGTTGACAAAATCACAGATTTCCCCCGCCGCGTTCAAGATTGGCATAGGCACCTCCTTTGCTCATTACAACGAACGAGACTCAGGGCAAGCTGACCACCTGGAGCGCCTGGCTATCCATCGCCACCGGCCCCGTCGCCAGTGTCACCACCGGATAGGCCCGGTACAGCCCCGGACGGCCAAGTGGATTCGCAGGCAAGAGGTCAGCCGCGCTGGGTGTGAAATCAGCCTTGCCATTGGCGGCATCGGTAATCGTCCACGCCCCCGTACACACATACAACGCAAAGTTATTGTTGATGTCCTCAAGGTGCATGGCGATACTGCCACTGGCGACGCCCACCAGCGAGAAAATGCCGCTATCGGTGCTAAAGGTGTGATGCGACGGCCGCCCGTCGAAGCACGTAATCGGACTCCATGACATAAACTACCCCCTTGTTTCCCAGGTATCCTGTTCATCGCGCGCTGTCCAGCCCGCCACCTCATCGCGCGTGACCCACAGCGCCTGCATATCGCGCGTGATCCACACGGCACTCAGATACGAGAGCGATGGGATGGACAGCGCCCCTGTACACGTTCCCACGCCCGCACAGGTGAGCGAGAACGCGACTCGTAGCGTGAAGACGCCTGAGAGTGTCCCTGTCCCTGAGAGCGTTCCTGAAAGCGCCGTAGAGAGCGCCAGCGCGCCTGCCAGCGTTCCCGCGCCTGTCACTTGCCCGGAGAGCGTTGCAGACAGTGTGAGCGTGCCTGAGAGTGTCCCTGTGCCTGGAATGGTGACAGCCAGCGCCGCCTGCCCTGATGCGGAGAGCGTGCCTGAGAGTGTCCCCACACCTGAGAGCGTCGCGTTCAGGTGCGTTGCCTCTGTCAGCGTCCCTGTCAGTGTGCCGACGCCTGCGCTACTCCCTTGCAGCGCAGTTGTCAGCGTAAGCGCACTTGCGGAAAGCTGTCCAACTCCCGCCATTTGCCCGGAAAGCGCCGTAGAGAGCGCCAGCGCGCCAGTGAGCGTCCCCGCGCCCGCACAGGTGACAGCCAGCGCGACGGCCCCGGAGGTGGACAGCGTGGCTGTCAGCGTGCCAACGCCTGAGAGGGTGACAGAGAGCGCCGTGTTCGCCGAAAGCGTGCCAGTGAGCGTGCCAGCCCCTGCTACACTGGACGCCAGCGCGGTAGAGCGTGCCAGCGTGCCGGAGAGCGTGCCTGCGCCCGCCTCTGTGACGGAAAGTGGCGCGCTGGCGGTGAGTGTGCCGGTGAGCGTTCCCGCGCCTGTCAGCGTGCCGGTGAGCGCCATCTTCGCGGAGAGCGTGCCTGAAAGCGTCCCAGCACCCGCTATCGTCACTGTCAGCGCCGTGTTCGCGCCCATCGTACCCGAAAGCGTCCCAACCCCCGCCAGCGTGACAGCCAGCGCCGTAGAGAGCGAGAGCGTCCCTGAAAGTGTGCCAGCCCCCGCCAGCGTCTCGGACAGATCCCAGGCGATGATGGCGAGCGTTGGCGAGAGCGTGCCTGCGCCTGAGAGGGTGACGCTCAAGGCAGCTGCGAGTGAGAACGTGCCGGAGAGTGTGCCTGCCCCGGCCTCCGTTCCCGCCAGCGCCGCAGACAGCGAGAGTGTGCCGGTGAGCGTGCCAGCCCCGGCTAGCGTGACAGAGAGCGCTGCCGTGCCGCCCGATGCGGTAAAGCTGGACGTGGTGACTTGCATGTCCGAGGCCACGCCCGCCGTGGCGCTGGTCGATTCGTAGATCACCGGGTTGTCGCCGCCCGCATTGCTGTTGGGGTCATACCACCAGAAGTCCACGTACAGCAGATCGCCCGCCGCGAAGGTGATGGCGGCCATGCTCGTCGCGGCCAGGCTGTAGGTCGTCTTGGTCAGCACGGTTTGCGTGACGGTGGTCGAAATGGTGCCGATAGCCGTATAGGTGCCGCTACTATACCGGTAGAAGCGCATCGTCAGCGTGTCGTAGCCGGAGGCCGAGGCCAGCGTGTAAGAGGCCGACCAGTTGCCCAGCGCAAAGGTTCCCGCGCCCGGACTGTAGACCCAGCCCTTGCCGGTTGGCACAGGGATGGCCGTCACCGTCGCAACGCTGCCGCCCTGCGAGGTGATCTCGCCGTACTTATTACTGCCGGTAAAGGTGGTCGTCTTACTGGTTTCAGCGCCGCCCGACGCCGCCGCCATGTTGCAGGCAGCGGTGAGCGTCGTATTGGCGACATCCGAGCCATATAAAATCAGGCTTGCCACAGGCGCGCGTCCTTACAGAATCCCTAATACCGCCTGCACATCAAAGGTCATGTTGGTGGCGTCGGCGGGCCGCGTCCCCCCGGTCAGCTGCACCAGGCGGTTGAGGTCGCCGATAAAGGCCGTCAGCGTGTTTTGATCGGCGGTGACGCTGATGCCTGCCGCCGTCATCTGCGCCGCCGTCGAGAGATTCTGGTTGTACGCCTGGTAACGCGCGTTGACCCACTGGATGAGCGTGCGCAACTGCTGCGCATCGTTTTGCAGCATCTGCAAGGCGTTGGCGTTGCTTACCGGAACAAGAGCCATAGCGGGGTACTCCTTCCTGTATTCTACTATTTATCAACTAATCCATTGTCAAGATTAAAGCACCAATCGCAAAGGACGCGACAACCCCCACGCCGATTGCCTGCGACGTGATGGTATTCCACCACAGCAGATTGCCCACTGTGGCTGCGTCGAAGATACCGACCGCCAGCACAGTCCCCCAGGAGACGGTGGGCGTCGGGAAGGTAATCACGCCCGCGTTGCTAATCTGGGACGGTGCCGTCGAGCCGCCGCTAATGGCTGACCAGCCGCTTGAAGAGGTCACAGCGACACGCGCATACGCGCCGCCCGATACCTCGGTGCCGGTGTACGAGGCGCTGGCATCAGTCGTGGGCGCGGTGGTAAAGAGGCCGACATACGTGGTGACGGGCGCTGCGCCCCACGCGCCGGTGGTGGGCCAGGTGGTGCCTTTCATCCACCCTAAAATGTTATTCTGTGCTTGAGTTGTCAAACCTGCCATAATTCATGTTCCCTTCTGTCATCTCGACAGTAGTGATACAAAAGTGTCTACTCTTCTTCCATGCGGTGTTGCCAGCGCCTGCATATATCGTCCATCGCCGCCGCGTCGATGCTTTGCGTGATGGTGGTGGCCGGGCCAAGCGCGATCACCAGCATAGCGCTCTCCTTCGTGATGTTGACCCCCAGCAGCGGGAAGCGCGTCAGCTGCAAGAGATCAAGCGCGATGGCGTCTTCTTCCATCAGGGCGTTCCGTGCGAGGTCAGCGCCCCGCGAATGGTGGTGTTGCCGTTCACATCCACCGAGAGGACGCGCGTGCCTCCCACCAGCAGCACGCACTTGTGATTGCCGCCGGCGTTGGGCGCGTTTAAGAGCAAGTCCGTCCCGCCCGACGCATCAACTATCCACACGCCGGAGGATGACCAGATTTTAGCCTTGCCGGTGGTAAAGGTGATGTTGCCCAGGCTGGTGATGTTGCCCGCGCCATCGGAGCCGATGTTGCTATCAGCCACGAGGTTTGAGACAATCTGGTCCAGAAAACTCTCGATATTGTTCAGAAATGTGGCGCTGATGCTTGGCAGAGCGTTATTGCTGAATGGGCCGTAGTTGGCGTAAGTTGCGAATGTGATAAGACACCTTCCTTTCTAGCCAGGGAACAGGGTACTGGCCTGTGGGAACAGGGTACTGGCCTGCGGGTACAAGGGCGACGGCAGCGTGATGCCCAAACTGATATTGGCAGCAATGTTAAAGGTCGGCCCCTTCAAGAGCGCCCCGAAAAAGTCCGTCCAGGTCACGTCATACGGGCCGGTCACGGCATTGACGGTATACCAGAGGGTCACGCCATCCGCCTGGTCGGAGGCGTCCACCTCCGCAATCAGCATCTCAGTGCCTGAAAAGCCATGCGGCGCGTAGGTGACAGGGCAGAGTTGGCCCGCCTGAATACTGCTGTCCCGCGTGGCGAACTGAAACAGGGAGCCATCCTGGCAGTACTGCGTCAAAAGCTGGTTGCAGCGCGCTAACCCATCAGCAGCGCTGGCAATGGTGGCATCGTTGAGGACCGCCTCTACAATGCCGCTGGTGCCATCGAGGGCCGCCTGCGCCGTGATGGCCGCCGCGTTCTTGGCGCTGAACACGCCCGGTATCTGCCCGATATAGACCATGCGCAGCCTATCGGTGCTGACTAAGATGGTCTGGCCCGGGTCCTGCGCGATAATGGGGTCGCCGACGGCATAGTAGTAATTATAGCCCGTTTGCCCCTTGACGCCCAGCGACTTACTGACCCCGTTGAGGGTGAACAGACTCGGCACCCCATTGAGCGCGTACTTGAAGGGAAATGCCCGCGTCTGCCCGTCACCCGCCAGCGTCTCGTCGTTCGTCCCGGTCTGCTGCACCCCGCCAACGGCATATTGCGTGTTCCTGTACAAAGGGTTGGCGCGTGTCACCGTTGGCTTGACGCCCGATGCGCGCCCGTCGTCAATCTGCGTGCCATCGACCGCCGGGCCTGCCACCGCCGTGTAGGGGACGAACCACAGCGCCTTATTCTGGTCAATCATCCAGTAGTACTGCACCCCTGAGGCGCTGGCCGATTGCACGAGCTGGTCGAGGGCGGCAGCGACGGTGACATAGCCGAAGTTGGCGACTGGCACCACTGGCCCGGCGGCGATTGAACCAACGGTGACACCCTCCGCTGAGAGGATGTTGGTCAGCATGTCATTGACCATGAAGCCGCACGTCTTATTGCGGTAGACCGCCGCCACGATGCGCTTATCAGCCAGGTAGTGCTGGTCAGTGGCCGTCAGCGCCGTTTCCAGCAGCGCTTGAAAGCCGGGCTTGCTCTCGACCGGACTGGTCAGATAGCCGCTCCACACCAGCGTGGCGTCATCGTCATAGAGCGCGCACTGCTGGTACTGCTGGAAGTGCGCCGCCCCTGCCGCGTCGTAGACGGTACAGGTCAGTTCGCCGCGCCGCCCGATGGTACTCTTGGCGGTGAGCGATTGCGATAGCACCGGCACCTGCGCGCTGCCAATCGCCAGCACGTAGGTACTCCCAAAGGCGGGCAGGCTGATGACTCCTGAGAGCGTGCCTATGCCGTCAGCCTGCCCGGTGAGCGCCTTTGGACCCGTTACCGAGAGCGTGCCAGTGAGCGTGCCTTGCCCCGCTATCGAGCTTGAGAGCATCGCGCCGCTACTGTCCTTGAAGGTCGCTACACAGCCTGCCCAATACGCCGCGCTGCCGATGGTGAACTGGCAGGCGGCCGCCCCCGTTGCCGACACCACCTGTGAGAGCATCGCCATCGTGTTTTGCCCGGACAGCGTCGCCTCTACATCCTTCGTCCAGCCCGCCGTGATGCCGCTCTCCGATTGCACTGAGCCTTTGTAGGCCAGACTCGCTATCCACAGTTCCTCGCCCTGCGTGGTAGTGGCCGTCGTGCCTGATGTGATGGTGGTGGCCTGCACCGGCGTGCCTGCCGTATCACCCAGCGCCGTCTTATCCAGCGGACTCGCGGGCCAGCCGTTGGTAGCGTTCCACTCTTCGATGCCGATGTAGACCGTGTGTGAGGCCGAGAGCGTCCACGTCCAGAAGGTCGCGCCCGCGTGGGTGGCGTCTACCACCAGGTACCAGATGCTCGTTTCGATGGTGGCGTTTGAGCCGGCGGGCTGGTTGAAGGCGGCTTGCGTCCAACTGGCATCAGGCGGCGTAAACGTGGTGGCATTGTTGCCACAGGCGATAGAGAGGACGAGCAGATTGCCCTGTGTGACCCCTGTCGGCAGCGTGATGGCCTGTGAGGTGACGGAGCCGGATGAGTTGACGGAGTTCTTCTGGACAAGGGTGATACTCATGGCTCACCCCACAGACGAAGCGGGGTATGGCGCGCTTTGGGCGGGGAGACGCGGCGCGCGACGGTGCCGAACTCGCTAAACACATCGATGAACGTTTGTTCATTTTTGCCAAGATAGACAAAGCACACACCAAACTGATTTCTTTGGGCTGGCCCATCTGGACGATTAAAGTACACGTTGTCATAAGCAAAGCAGATAAGATAGTCCCATAGGAGATGAAACCAATGCTGTTTCGGGTCTGCTTTTGCCAGTAAGACGGCTTGCTCTATCTTTCCCTCTTGAAAGTCCTCAAGGAGCTTTCTGATAAAAAGTCGTACTACGCTCGTTCCTTGCCATGCAGCATCAAACGGCGTCTTCATCGTACCGAATGGCGGATTTAACCAGACGCGCCCATACCAGGGAAGCGTTAGCCCGTTCTGTTTTTCAGTGTAAAACGTTGTTGCTTGTACCGTCTGATTGGCGACTTCACATGAGGCGGGGTCTAAGTCGATTCCGCCCATGACTGCTCTTGCAGCATCGGTAAACCGGCGCGGCGTGTACCACTCCTGGCTCTTGTGCTTCTCAAGCATGGTATCAGGCGGTGGCAGAAATGAGAGGTTCACCATCACGCCCTCCCAAACCCGCCGAACCCGCCGACGCCGTACACGATGCGTTTGTGGATATGCGGCATGAGTTGCTGTGAGAGGCGCACGCCGTCGAGGTAGATGTCAGGCGGCTGCACGATGATCTGCTGGCCTGTCCCGCCGCTTATCCTGCTCATCGATGCCTGCGCCAGCCCGCCGGACACGCCCACGCCCACGCTGACGGGCGTGAGGATGCCGTTGAGGGCGTTTTGAATGTGGGGCATGCCGGCCAGCATACCGAGCGCGATTTGCTCAGAGATTTTGCTGCCTTGCAGGGCTAAATCCTTGAGCGGGCCGCGCTCTGCCGGGCTATGCGGCATGTGGCTACTGATGAAGGTGCCCACGGCGTTCAGCGCGTTGCCGATGAAACTGCCGATACCGTTGAGGATACCGGAGGCGACATTCCGCACGATGCTCAGACCCCAACTCAGGGCCTGGCCCGCCAACCCGCCGAAGAAACCCGCCAGTCTGCCCAGCAAGCTCGACACGGCGGACAGCGCCCGGCCTGGCAGCGAGAGAAACCAGCCCACGATACTGTTAATCATATCGGGGATAATGGAGTGTCCTACCAGGGTGGCAGCCAGGTGCTGGAAAAAGCCAATCACGCCCGAGACCAGCCCCGACACAAAGCCCGAGATGGTACCCCAGGCGGCCTTGAATATGCCCTCGATGAGCAGCCACGCGCCGCTGAATATATTCACGATTCCGGCCCAGATGGTCGCCAGATCGCCTTTCAGTTTGCTAAAATGCCCGGTCAGCAGGTCCATCAGAAATTGCACAATGCCCGATATTACCTGCACAATGCCGGTGAATAGTTTGACGATGCCAGCGACCGCGACCGCCAGCCCGGACAGCAGGCCGGCCAGCCCCTGCACCACGCCCTTGAGGATGCCCGTCAGCAGCGCGAAAGCCACCATCACCAGACCCAGAATGACCTCGCCGACGAGCTTGAGCACGGGCGAGAGTGGCACAAGCGCCGCCCACAGTTGCTTGAGGGAGGGCAGGATGGAACTGTTCCACACCTCCACCAGTTGCTTCCAGACCGGCGTGAAGGTCGAGAGCAGGAAGCCGCCGATGTGTTGCAGGATGGGCAGCACATGGGCTTGCAGCCAGCTTCCCACCTCTTGCATGGCCGGGATGAAATTGGACACCACAAAGGAGGCGACTTGCTTGAATCCAACGGCCAGCGTCTCGATAAAGGTCTTAAATCCGGCTGATGTTGAGTAAAAGTGCATGAAAATGGCGACTAACCCACCGACCGCCGCGCCAATCAAGAGGAACGGCCAGGATGCGGCCAGCGCCGCGCCCGCCAGCGTCACCAGCGCCGGTACCAGCACTGCGACGAGAATCGCGCCAATGCCCGCCAGGATGGGGACCAGCACCCCGGCATGGTCCTTGAAATTGCCGATGTACTGCGCGGCGCTGGCAAACCAGCCCACCATCTGGCCCAGCACCGGCAGCAGTTTGGCGCCAATCGTTATCATCACCGCATCGAAGACGGCGTGGGCTTTGTCCAGGATGACGTTGAAGTTGCTCTGCGCGATGGCCCAGCCGTTGACATCGCTGCCGCCGGATTTCATGGCCGCATTGACCTGTGCAATGATGGCGCGCCAATCGCCCATCGACTGTGAGAGCGAGAAGAGGGCCTTCGCCGCGCGCTGCCCGCCGCCCATCATTTCAGCCAGGGCATCGATGAAGGGCTTACTGCCCTCCGGCCCGGCGCGCCGGGCGGCGTCAATGTACATTTGCAGGGCATCGGGCAGGCTCTTTTTCATGGTGGCCGCCACTTGCACGCTGTTGAGTCCCCACTCCTTCATGGCTGCCGTGGAGGCTTTGGTGGGCAGGATCATGGCCTGAAACACGAAGCGCAGCGCGGTGGCCGCCTGGTCTGCCGGGATGCCCTGGTTGGTCATATCACTCATGGCAGCCGCCACGTCCGCAAAATGGATGCCCAGTTCTTTGGCGTTGGGCAAAATGGGCGACATGGCGGTGGACAGATTTTCCAGGCTAATTTTGCCATCGCTGACGGCTTTCACGAGGCCGTCCATGTACTGCGCGGCGCTATAGGTGGAGAGGCCGAAGTTCCTTTGCAGCGTGGTCAGAATTTGCGTCACATCGACCACGTTCGCCATCTCAATTTGCGCGCCCTGGCTGGCGGCCGCCAGCGTCGTGAAGGCTTGCGCGCCGCGTTGCCCGGAGGAAACAATAAGATACATGGCGTTGGTGAGGGCGGGGGTGAGGACGCCGGTATCGGTAGAGACTTTGAGGATGCCAGCAGAGAGGGCGGCGAAACTGTCTTGCACGTCGCCGCCGCCGGTTCGCAGGCGATTGACGGCCTGCTGGAAGTTGGCGGCCAGTTTGGCGGAGGTGACGATGAGCGCGCCTGCTGCCACGCCCACGCCGATAAGCGCGGCTTCGGTGGCATCGATGCCGGTGGCGCGGACAGCCACGATCAAAGAGGCGGCGGTAATGCTCAAAGTGACACCTTACTTCCGGTTGTTGCGTATTTCTTGCGCCTCACCCTCCGCCGTCAGGTAATTGAGCGCCTTGTGCTTCCACCAGATGCTCTGCTTCGCCATCACCCAGGGCGGCACCCCGCAGTACCTGGCGGCCTGAAAGAGCAGGTAATCGGGCGGGCATTCGCCCATCTTGCCCTCGGTAGCGAGCCAGCGCCTCAGTGCGCGCCGTTCACGGCTGAAATCATCGTCTGAGGCGCTAGTGCTTCCGGGCTGATGCTGCCTAAGATGGCTTGCAACACCATCGCCTTAATCACCGGCGAGAGGCGGGTCAATCGTTCAACCGTGAGCGGGATCACCGTCTGCCCATCGTCTTCGAGCAAATCCCACTGCTGAATCACCTCGACCAACATGCGGTTGAGATCGGCCAGTTTGCCGGGGGCCTCGGCCTCGCTGGTGGAGGCAAAGCTCTGCAACTGCACGAACATCTCATCGGTAATCAAGAGCGGGTAGTAGTCGATGGCGAGCGAGCCACTGGCCCCAAAGTCGAGCGTGGCGCGCGCGGTGTTGGCGGCGATGTGCGCAAGCGTGACAGGCATAGACAAAAACTCCTTACAGGTGTTGAAAAGAGTGCAACGCGGTGTTACATCATTTTCAACAGACTCCTTATAACGCGGTTAAGAGGGTCGTGACTAAGAATTTGTGGGCAGCGCCCCAGCCCGCATCCTCCACCACCGTGAACTCAAATTCCTCGGCAAACACGCCATCCTTATCGCTAAAGGGGCTGGGCTTGCTGACTTTGAGCGCCATCTGATGCTCAAAGCCCGCGTAGGCTGTGGCCGCGGCCACCAGCGTCGGCGTGCCGCCCGTGAGGCTGATATTGGTGGCGCTCACCGCTGACATATCGCTTGCTAAGGCCCCTGAGAAGGTGAAGGTGTACGGCCCGCCCGCTGCGCCTGAGACGATACAGTTGCTCCCCACCCCGGAGAGCAGTTGAAAGGCGGTGTTGACGGTGGCGGCGGTGAGCGCCGTGCTGTAGGTGATGGGCGCGGTGGTCTGGTTCTTGTAACTGAGGCTAAAGGTGCCGCCGGTCACGCCGCCGCCAAAGGTGACGGTCTGGATATTGTCGATGATCGCCCCCTGGCCTTTGACGCTCATAAAGACCGTCTGCCCCGCTTGCAGGTAGGAGAGGATGCCCATCTGCGTCGCATCGGCAGGCGCCAGCAGCTTGAACGATGTGGCTGGTTTGCCGTCCACGTGCGCAGAAAAGCCCAGGTTGGCGCGGTTGAGGGAGAAAAACGGGTTATAGAGGCCGCCAAAGGTGAAGTCAGTGGTGAGCGCATCGGGGAGTTGCGTCGTCCCCAGCGCCGCACTCGACGTGTCGAGATAGATATTGAAATGCTTGCCCGCCGAGGGTTGGAGCGCCACAGCCGTCGGCGTGGGCGTCATGGTGATGGCGCGCTGCAAGGCCTGGGCCAGCACCTTGCCAGAGAGCGTCATGCCGGTTTTGCGGTCGAGTTTGTAGCCAAACTCACTAATTAAGCCGTAGTTGACCTTATGGTTGTAGATGGCGTTGCCGTAGGCGTTGTTCTCGCCCTGTTCAATCGTGTAGGTCTGCGGTTGCACCGAGCCAGTCACCGGCGGGATGAAGGTCCAGAGCTTGGCGGTGGCGCTGCCGCCCGACGCCCCGATGGTGGCAGCGCCACACACGCCGGAGAGGGCATAGACGATGCCGTTATAGTCCAGGTCGCCCGATAATGTGCCTTCCACCCACTCAGAGTTCTCAATCACGATGGATGGGTACTTGCGCCCGGTGGGGGTGTAGGGCGCGGTATCGGCCATCGGCCCAAACACGATGTCAAAGCACTGCAAGAGCTTGGTGGCCGGGACGTTCACGCCCGGCGTGGCCTCCAGGCCGAATTGCAGCGTTTGATTAACGCTCGATCTTTTAGGCGTGAACACCATGACTCTGCTCCTTCTGTCTCTCGACAGTAGTTATTGCCCCTGTAACGCGATCCTGTACAGCCCACCCAGATTTGTCCAGGCCTGCCCCGCGATGGGCGGGTCACCCATCGCAAGCTCCTGTTCGCGGTAGCAAGACAGCACGCCGCCCGTTGCCAGCGCCACGCTGCGCACATCCTTGAAGAGTTCATCTATCCGATTCGCAATCACCACAATCGCCGCCCACTGAGATGTCGGCCCCACCGCTTTGATTTGCAGTAAAATACTGGCCCACAGCCTGACCGCCGCGCTGGTCATGACATCTGAGCCGCTCTGCCGGGCGTACACCGCAAAGGGCGGCGCGGTGCCAATGTCGGCCATGCCTTGAAAGACACCGCCCGTTGCTGCCGCCATCAGCGCGCTATCGGCCCGCAAGGTGCTATCGACCCAGGCGTAGCACATGGCAATCTCAGACGACATGCATGCGTCCCTCTAAGCCTGCCAGCTTCGCCTCAAATTCGCCCTGGATCAGTTCAGCGGCTGGCTCCATGAAGGGTCTGGGCGGCAAGAACCGCGTGCCGTAGTTCTGCCACTCGCCGTAGTTGGCAGCGCAGGCTGCCACGCCCTCCATATCGCCAGATATGCCCACCTCCGGCAGCAGGTACGCATCCCCCGGCGGCGTGCCTGCTTGCCCGTAGGTGCTGCCGTTTTTCGTGACCGTGTAGACACTGCTGACCATGAATCCGGTATCGATCTGGCCGTTGGCATGGATGTGCGACACCATCGCCGCGCCTAAATCGACCGTCGTTTCGGCCACGATGTCCGAGAGCGCCTCGTGCATGGCGGCGGCGATGCGCGGGAAATGGTTAAAGCCGGTCACAGCCATCAGATCACCTCACTTGCGCCTGATGAATGTCATAGGCGGTTTCCATGTCCTGTAAGATAGTCTTACAGGCGTAAATAGCGCCTTCCAATGTCGAGAGCGAAAACGGATGTTCCACCGCTTGTTTTTGCTCTTGCCACTGCTTCATACGCGCCTCAATCATGGCCTTGATGCCTTCGTAATCGATCATCATGTCACCGTCACAATCAAAGCGTCCGATGCCACCCGGTAGCTCGATGCCCACTCAAGCGGCTGCACGCGCCACTGCTTGCCCTGGTAGACCACAATGCCGCCTTCCTTCACCGTTGCGTTGGGCATATAGCGCATATTCCTGGCTTGCTTCCCGCTAATCACGTCAGCATAGAGTTGCAGCTGCGTCACCGAGGGCTTGCTGATGGTGCAGGCCAGTTCGAGATCGGGCGCGGCGTCCAGCGTCTCGGTGGTATGCCCTGAGCCGTCAGGCGTCCGTACCGGGTTGTAGTAGGGCAGCACTTGATCGAGCGAGGCCGCGACCGTTTGGGCCATACTTGCCAGTTCTTGTGCTGACAGCATGGGTTAGGCTTTCTCCGGCCAGTGCCAGGTACGGCCCTCTTTTCCTTCGGAATAGCGAACCGATGTTTGCCATTGAACACTGCCAAGAGGCGCTTCCAGACCGCTTTTCGTGTCGTTTCCGCCGTCCAGAAATACCAGCATGTTGACCGTTCCGCTTTCCTTCATCGTCGGCCATATTTTGACGATGAGAGCGGCGCGGTGTTCGCCGGCATTGCGCACTCCATCGGGCAAGACAAAATGCACAATTCTGCCTTCAGTCAGTCCTTCCATTCTTAGTTCCCTCCTGGATTCCCACTGGCAAGCATGTCAATGGCGTAAGGCCCGGCCAGATTGCCCTGCTGCTGCGCGCCCGCGTTCATATCCCCGCGCGTGAGCGTGATAACACCTGCGCGCTGCTTCCTGCGGTACGTCTCTGCCAGCTTGATAAGCCCCGTCGCGGCCTGCGAGCGCCTGAACGATTGTCCATCACTGCTGAAATCGTAGCCATTCTCACCTTGCCAGTAAGCCGCGCGTCGCTCTAACAAATCCGCCGCCGCTCTATACACATCGTAGAGCTTGCCGGTGATAAAGACGGGTGGCAGCGTGTTGGCGGTAAAGGACCAGTGGCCGGCGATCGGCTCGCTGACCGAGGGCGTCACCACAATGGTCCAGAATTGCTTGAGGACGTAGCCGTCCTCCCAGCCGCCCAGCTCGCTCTCGTAGTCCAGGTACTGCGGCGTGCCACTGGCATAGGTCAAGACACCCGTCAGTGGCAGCGTGTAGACATCCTGGCGGCTTTCATCCAACACATCCTGAATGTCCTGGTCGGCAAAGACTTGCGCCGGGCCAGATGGGTCGCTGATGAGTTGGCGCACGCGCGGAATCAAGCTCGTCTGCATGGTTGAGCGAACGGCCATAGCGCGCGCCTCCTTTCAATTCAAACAGCCTACTATGGTTTCGCCAGCGTCAAGTCTCCTGCATATGTGATTGTAGGTGTAACGGGACTCCCTGAGAGAGTCGCGGTCAGTCGGATTTGTGGCGCGGTGATGACACCTGCTACCACGGTCGGCTGCACATTGAACGGAATGTAGATTTCGCCTGCTTGCGCGCTGGCTGTGAGGGTGATGGGTGGTGCTAAGAAGTCGGAGAACCAGAGTGTAGGTACTCCATCCTGGCACACATCGACGGAAAACACCCACACGCCGGAGCCGGAGGCTTGCTGCGCCGCGCTGTAGAGGACGCGGCACCACATGCCGCGCCGGGGTGTGCCGCCGGGCAGGATGAGCGCCGCGCCGTTAAAGGTCGCGGTTTTGGTGACACTGGCTTGTAGGGCGATAAGCGCATCAGTGGGCATGGGTTTCTCCTTCCGGCAGCGCGGGCGTTTCCGGTGCAACCGCGCCGCTCTCTGGCGCCTCCGCCGCTTTCAAACGCGCATCTTCCTCTTCGCGCTGCTTTGCCAGCTTCTCGGCATCGGCTTTGAGTTGGAGGTCCTCCGCCGCGCGCCGCACCAGCAGCGTTTCCTTTTCGGCAGATGTGCGTGGTTGGGCGTCCTCCGCCGTGCGCAGGCTGGCGCGCGCCTCGGCCTCGTCTTTCAGGCGCGCATCCTCAGCCGCGCGCGCATCCTGCCGGGCTTTGGCGGCTAATCGCGCATCCTCAACTGCCGGGTCCAGGCCGTGCGCGTGTCCGAGGTGCAGCAGGAGCGCCGAAAGCACGCGCCCCAACTGCACGTCCGAGAGGCCGATACGCGCCACGTCCGCGCGCAGGGCGGCGAAGTCCTCCGGCGTCATTTTCATCTCACCAGCCGGAGCGGTGGAATCGGGTGACATAACTGTGTCCTTTCCGGCTGTCTAGCCAATCTTAATATCAAAAAGACGCCCGATGGAGCGGGTGGAGATGTTCATCAGTCCAACGGCCCAGTCGATGACGGTTCGATAGATCACGCCGTTGTTAATCAATCCCAGGTCGGTGACATCGGGGCCTTCGGTCATCTGCCAGCCCATCAGGTGGTCAGTGCCGTAGTTGACGGCGTAGATGCTGGTGAAGTTGGCGGATGCGCCTGTGCTATCAACACCGGCGGCGGTTTCCCCCACCGAGCCGGTGCCGGCCGCGATGGCGTTGCCTGCGAGTATCCTGGTGGTCTGGTCGGATTTCACGCCCGGGTCCACAATCCTGGCATTCTTGTAGAGGGCAATCGAGCGGTCAAACTGGTCTTTGGTGACATCGAAACCGCCGCTGGTACCCATGAACTTAATCACGCTATTGATGCGCCGCTTGACATAATCGTTCATGTACAAGACGACGCCCGCGCCATCCTGCGAGTCGACCGACCACAGCAGCAAATCCAGCATCTCGAAGAAGGCCGCGCCCGTCTTGGCGGTCACGCCTGCCTGGGAAATGTCGGCAGCGGCGCCGCCGCAGTCGATTTTGTTTTCGGGCCGTACCCCGAACTTGTTGGCGGAGGCGGCGTCATCGATGCGGGCGCGCAGGCCCACCGGCGCGTTGACATCGCCGGTCAGGTGATCGTTCTTGAAGAATTTGTAGTTGAAGTCGTA